TGTGCGTCGTAGAAGTCCGGGTCGGCCTCCATGCCCTCAAGCAGCCTGGACCGCCCCGTGTTGACGAGCCACAGGTGACGGGCGAACAGGTCAACCTCGTTGACCGGCCAGTCACACCAGTGCGCCACGGCCTCCGGGTCATGGGCGAGCGCCCGCCAGAAGTTGGCGAGGAACCCGTCGGCGTCGTTGACCGTCTCCGCCCGCCGCGTGCCGTTGCCCATGTCGTGAGGTCGACCGAGGAGTACCGCGAGCGACCCGGCGAACGGCTCGACGTAGTTGTCGACGTCGCCGAGGGCGGTCCAGACCTCAGCGGCGACCCGCCGCTTGCCGCCGAACCAGACGAACGGAGCCTTGAGCGTCACAGCGTCTCCCGGTGGTAGGTGGCCCACTGCTCAGGGGTGAGCACGACGCGCCATGTGCCGCCACGGAACCGCACCCACGTGCAGGTGAAGGTGGCCCCGGCGTTGACCCGCTGGGCCTCGGCGCCGGTCGGCTTCTCGCGGACAGCGCGGGCGACGTCGCCCCAGTTCGCGACCTGCACCACCGTCGCGGGTACGCCATCGATGTCGCCGGTGTCGTCGGCTCGGCCGGCGCCGAGCTTGCGGCGGGCCGGGTGACCGGTCAGCTCCGCGATCAGCTGGGCGCACTCCCTCTCAGCCGCGTCGCCTTTTTGCTTGGAGGAGTTGGTCACAGGGGGAGCACCTCCTGGGTGCACCGCTGGGCGGCGATCTCGCAGTACCGCTCCTCAATCTCGATACCGATGGCCCTGCGGTTGAGATCCTTCGCAGCGCGGAGCGTGGTGCCGGAACCCATGAACGGATCCAGCACGACGTCGCCCTTGTCGCTGAACTTGCCGACCAGCGTCCGCAGCATCTCCAGCGGCTTCTCGGTCGGGTGCTCAGTCTCCTGCGCCACCGGGAACGTGAAGTTTCCGTGCGACCCGCCACCGTTCCATGTGGGCTTGACGTCGGAGCGGTGCATGTAAGCGATGCCCTCCCAGCCCTGGGCGGGGCGGTCGCCACTGATCTGTGGCATGGGGTTCGGCTTCACCCAGACACCGAACCGAAGGAACCGGAGCCCCATCGGAGGCTCTGCCTCAATCGCGGCGATGTGCCGCCAGTCGAGCGAGGCCACGACCCATCGTTGGCTCAAACTCCCGAGCGCCGACAACACCGAGCGCACGTCGTCGGTCGTCATCTCGTCAAACCGGATCGCCTTCGTTCCCCGACCACCGCCCCGGTTGGTCTTGGCGTTGGCGTGCGTGGTGGAACTGAAAGGCGGGTCGGTGAGGACAAGGTCCACCGGGTCAAGCGTGGGCAGCAGCTCCAGGCAGTCCCCATGGTAGATGGTGACGTGGTCGTCGGAGTAGTACGGGCTCGGCTCTGGGGTGGGTGCGTCAGGCGCCATCGTCGGCCTCCAGGCGCTGGTGATAGACGATCGCCCACGTCCTGCCGACACGCTCGATGTCGGGTTCGCATGGGCATTCGGTCGACTTGGCGTGCTGCCCGTCGAGTTCGTTCAGCGGGATGTCGTGCGAGAAGTTGGCAATCGCCATCACCACACCTCCTGGTCGTATCCGCGGCCGTAGCACGCCGAGCACGGGCACAGTTCGCCGTTGCAGCGAGGGTCAAGGCACTGGATCGGGTCGTCGCACTCACCCCAGCCGTCACCGCCGCACCACGAGCACTCAGGGTGCTCATCGGTGTCGCTTGGGCAGCGGTCCGGCTGGTCGTCAGGGATGGCGACCATGTCCGCCGGGCTCGGCTCTGGGGTGGGTGCGTCATCGACGCACCCCGATGGGGCGATGTCCATGGTCTGACTCCTATCAGGTGTGGATCGGGTGTTTGGCTCCCCGACCACCCTGATTCTACGGCATCGAGCGCCACATTGCTAGCACCAGACGCGAGAAACGTGCCCTCTCGGAGTCAGGAGAAGGCACGTTCCCTCGCCGTGTCGACTGGAGCCGACGCGTGGAGGACCACACTACACGGTCACCGCGCACGCGAAAGGGCCCCGTCACGCGCCGTGCGGGCAGCAGCGTGACGGGGCCTGGCGCGCTCCACGCCGAGGGTGGGGGACTCAGCGGAGCACGATCACGAGGCCAGACGGCGGGCCAGCGCCAGCGCGATCGCGTCGGCCAGCGGCGCCGCCTGGATCTCGCCAAGCCGCTCCACGATCGCATCCGCCAGCCCGGCGACCGGACCGCCGGCGGACGGACGAGACGCGACGAGCTGCTCGAGGAACGCCGGGTCGAGACCCTCGACGACCCACCCGAGGGCCGACCCACCAAGGAACCGGTCAAGGTCCGCCTGCTCGGCCGTCAACGGCACCGACGCGGTTGCGTCGACCCGCACCGCGCGCCCGCCCGTGTCCACCAGCGTTTTCGGGGCGATCCCATCGACGCGTCGGCGCAGGTCCTCGACCTGCACGCCGAGCGCACCGATAGCGGCCGTGATCTGCGCAACCTCTGATGCCGACATCTCATCTCCCGTAGTTATCGAGGGTCGCCCGGCGAGACGCCGAGCGGTAGTCGTGTCGCGGGCCACGTCGGATGGCGAGCCCATGTACTCGAAGTGCATCGCATCCTTGCGGCCCTGGTAGGCGCCACCCCAGCGGAACCCGCACTCGGTCCACATGCCGACCATCCATGCGGGCATGTCGGTCACCAGCGTCGCCCCCATCGGGTTCGACGCGGCGTTCAGGTCGATGGCGAGGCCCCAGCTGTGGTTGCTGGGCGTGCTGGTGCCGCGGATCGGCCTGGACGCCCAGCCCCAATCGTCCGCCACGGCATCAAGCTGGTACCCGCCGCGTACCGTCTGCTCGAGCAGGATCGACACGAGCTCGACGATCTCGGCACGCACGAGCAGACGGACACCGCCGCCCACCGCCCACCCGCACTTGCGGCGGTTGTCGGTCGGCCAGCCTGGACCCCAGCCGCGATCCGCGGCCGTCGACGCCATCAGTGGTCAGCGCCGTCAACGGCGCGGACCATACTCGCCGTCGATCGGTCACCGAACCCCGCAGTGATGAGCCCCATCACCGCCGACAGCCCAGCCGACACACCGCCGACCGCGAGCGCCTGCCACGACGACAGAGACGTGACCTCCAGCCCGCCGGCACCAGTCGCCAACGCGGCTCCAGTCGCCTGGATGAACGTCCTGACCACCCGCTCGGCAATGTCGATGAGCGCGATCTTGTTCATGGTGTCCCCTCCTTGGGGTCTCGAGTCAACGCCGCCTCAACCGCGGCAACACGGTCCATCATACGGGTCGAATCGCCGTTCTCGCCGAGATGATGTCGCACCACCCGCAGCACCCACGCCACATCGGACCGCGTCGCAGCGAGCGGCTCGGATACCTCGGCGCGGATCTGCTCAGCGACACGCGTTTCGAACGCGTCATGCGCGGCTTGCCACGCACGCAACGTACGCCGGGCCACCCAGCCGACCGCGGTGCCGATCACCGTCACCGCGGCGACATTCGACGCCAGCTCCTGCACCCAGCTCGATGCCATCACTCTCCCCAGGATCGTCCAGCCGACTGTGCCCGCCACCACCAGCAGCCCTACGGCTGCGTCACCCGCGTCTGGCATGGGGAGAAGCCAGACGCTGGGCCTCAGACGGTGCACCCGACGAGTGTACCGGCCGCGCCAGCGGATAGGGCGGCCACCCGTAGCGGTCAGATCAGGTACGGCCATGGCGCACACACCAGCTCGACAGTGATCCGAGTGTGCTGCCCGCGGCCGACAGGTTCGACCGTCACTACCGACCCGGGTGGGATCACGAGCGGCCCGGCAGTCGCAGGCACCTCGACGCGCAACACTCCTTCCGGCAGGGTCACGGTGTCGACCGGGGTGCCGTTCACGATCACCGCGAACGCCGAGTCTCCCGGAGCGACAGGGTCGCCGGCCTCGTCGGTCGTGCCCGTCTCATCGGTCGCAGCTGCCACGATCATCAGCACCGCTAGCGCCTCGGTGGTCGGCCACGGCGACGACGCCTCACCGACGGTCGCAGCGCGACCGGTGAACGAGTGGCGGCTTGGCTCCACGACCCGCGACCATTCGACCGACGGAGTGGTTTTCGACGGCGCCGCGACACGCCCGCCGACCGTCCCGGCGGCCGCACGGTCCGTCACCCGTTTCGTCCGCGCCTCCCACGCCTCGCGTGCCGTCACGACCTGCGGCACGAACGTCACGTCACCCGCGTCTGACTCTGCGATGTCGACCGACATCACCTGCACGACCTCGGACCCTGCTGGAGTCGTGACGGTCACGAGCCCACCAACCTCAACATCGCTCCCCGGTCGGTCCCCATCCCCGGCCGCGGTCGATGGGAGGCACCGCGGATGCACTGCGAGACGCACACTCCGATCGAGGTTCGCGGTCGCCGCCAGCCACCCTTCAGCGACCGTCGTCGCGGTCGCGGAGCCGAGCGACCCGAGAGCGACGAACTCCTCATACCTGCCGTTGGACGCGATCGACGCTGCGTCCTCGACCGTCACCCACCCATCGGCAGTCAGCACCACCAGCGCGTTCGCGGTCGGTGTCGCCTGAGCGACCGTCGAATGCTCCCGCAGATTCGGGCCGCCAGCGAACAGCGGGTCGGACGACCACTCGACCGACGGAGTCCGCCACTCCACCGCCTCGAGTCCGTCGCCGTCGATCACGCCCGGCAGGAGCGCGCCACGAACCTCAGGCACAGCCCCGGACGTGTCGCACCACCACTCGATCGTCCCATCACCGGCAGCGCGGGCAGCGTCAGCGGTCGACGACGCCCCGACCGCGAGCTGAAGCTGCTCGATGATCGGCCAAGTTCGCGTCCCTTCATCGGTTGACGACGCCGGCACGGCGAAGACCCGACACCCGCGTGTCGCAGCCTCATCGGTGAGAGCCGCGACGACCTCGTACGGTGTCTGCCCTTGCGGTGGGACACCCATCGCTTTCGCTGTGCCCGCATCATCCGTTCTGGCGAGCGTCACACCGTCGAGCCCTGCCACAGACGCGATGAGCCCGCCGACGTTCCCGGCGACCGCCAGCCACTGGTTCACGCCGCGGACCCGCAGTTCGTGCCACCCTGGCTGGACCGTCACCAGTGTCTGGGCCGGTTTCTGCCACTGGGACTGCTCGGTGAACCTGGTCGCGGGACGGGAGTCGATGAGCTGTCCGCCGATCCACGCCTCATACCCGTCGTCGCCAGCCAGCTGGACGACCACCTGCGTCGGCCCCAGCGCGTCCACGAAAAACGGCAGGAAACACCACGACGGGCCGTTCGGATGCTGCCCGCTGACCGGAGCTTCGTGCCACACCCACCAGGCGGCCGGGTCGAGCCACCCCCACGGCGTCCCGGATTTACCGTCCGGGATCGGCTCGACCGTCTCCGGTTGCGGCGACAGCGGCCAAGCGTCGCCCCACGCCGACCATGAAGTGAACGTCGGGTCAGGCCACCCGAGGGTACGTGTCGGCCCGAAAGGCGCGACAACTCCTGGAGGTGGTGCGACGATCTGCCGGTCTAGGTCAGCTGATATCGGCACGGCCGTGACCGGAGTCCACAGGGTCCGCTCAGGGTTCGCCGCGACCTGCGCGGGCTCGGTCGTCCGCGCCACATACAGGTGGCACGGACGCAACGGAAGCCCGTCGACGTACACCGCGAGCGGCGCACCCGATATCGCCGGCTCGTCGTTCTTCACCGAAAATGTGAGTGATCCCTCGCCGAGCCCGTGACCGAGTCGGAGCGTCGCGCGGGTCCGCAACAGGATCTCGGTGTCGGTACCGGTGTCGACGATCGAGAGTCGTGAGCGGCTCATAGCCGTCCAGCGTACGACCATCCGGCGCGTCGACCCCACACGCGCCCTTCGGTGCGCCAGGCCTGCTCATCTGGGAGCGGGCCTGCTGCCGGGTCGGGCGGGAGGCGGAAACGAATGGTCCACGGCCCGTAAGCGCCGTCGTACCCGTGCGACAGTGGATGCGCCGCCGGTGTCGACGACGGGTCGATGAGCGGTGTCCATGTCTCCGCGACACGCTCCCAGTCCCATGTGCCCTCGACGGTCAGGTCGACATTCTCGGGGGTGTCGTCGGTCGAGATGGCCATGACGAGCCACGGCTCGTCGACCGTCTGTGTCGCCGACGTCGACCCGACGGCCGAGTGGTCGCGGAAAATCTGCGACGTTGCGAACGGCGGGTCGGGAGGCACGGTGATCGTCGGATCTGCGATCGGCCACGGCCGGTAGAACCCGATCGGGTCATCCGGCTCCGGCCACGCCGCGCCCGTCGCGTCGGCGGCGACGATGGTTTGCAACGAGTCGAGCACCGCAACTGCGCTGGACATGGTGTGCCGGTTGATCCACGGGCCCGGCCCGGACGGGCGCAGGTGGTGACCCCACACCGCGTGCACAGTCCAGTCCATCGCGTCGGGCCATCCGTCGAGCGACCCACACTGGAGCCGCCCGGACACGAGCCGCGACCAATCGGAGTACCAGACCGGAGGTAGGCTGCATGTCACCTCGATCGCCCACGTTCGACCATCCGCCACGACCGCATGCGACGGGGGCGACCCCACCCCGTCAAACCCCCACGGCGCCAGCCCCGACACGACCGCGAAAGTCCACGTCGCCCCGGACGGAGCGTCGGAGCTCGCTGATCCGTCCAGCGCCGCCCAGTCAAACCACTCGTACGGCTGGTCGTACACCGCGGACGGCATCACCCACACGCCATCGGGCTCACCATCCATGTCGACCTGGAACGTCACCGTAAACGTCACCGGGTCGGGATCGCATGTGCCAAGACGGAGGATCGCCCCACCATCATCAGCGAGCGCGACACCATCGCCGTACGTGATCGAGACGGACGGCGCCATCAACCCACCCGCGCCGCGATCGCCGCGACCGCGTCGGCTCTCGTCTGCTCCTCGTCGTCGAGCGCGTCGACCGCAGCGGCCAAGGCCCTCACGGTCGCAGTGAGCGCCGCGACCTGGGCGCGCAACGCTGCGACCGGCACTGCCTGCGTCCCCTGACCGCCAGGTGCGTCAGGCAACGCCGGGATTGCCCCAGCGACCTTCGCCCGCTTCGGCTTCTTCGCACGCGCTCGAGCTCGGGTCACAGCACCTCCAACAGATCGGCGAGCAACTGCTCGACGGACGGCACGTCAGGTGTGTCCGGCGTCGGCTCTGCGACATGCGCGGCGACCGCGCCGGCAAGCGCCGCGCTGGTCGACCTCACCCCACACCGTCGTAACCCCGTCGGCATCGGGCCCGGACGACCAGAGCGGCACCCCGCCCAACTCGGCGGACAGCTGCCCAGGTTCACCGGCTTCGACACCTCGACCATCACACCACCTTCTCGGCTCGCAGGACCGACCCAGCGAAAATCGTGACTTCCGTCGCGGTCGACACTGCCTGTGCCATCTGCACACGCAGATCCCCAGCCGTCGTCGTCGTCACGACCGCGGAGAGCTCGAAGTGCACCCGCCGTTTCGTCCCGCCCGCCGTGCCCGCGACTCCCACGGTCAGGGCCGTGCCAAGGCCGGGCGTCACGACGTCGGTACCGGTCGACGCCGTGAACGGCGAGTTAGCGGCGGCGGTCGTCGGAGCGAGCAACGTCACACCCACGGCTGACGCACCCGCAGGCCCGGCCAAAGCGACCGACAGATCGGCGGACACATCGCCGCCGCACACCCCACGCACATGCACGAGGTACCGGGATGACGCCTCCAACGCCACCGCCAGCCCCGACACGTCCGTCAGTGTCGTCGTCGACACCGCGGACACATCCGACGGCAGGACCGCCACACGAGCCGACGCCGCAGCGACCGCATCAGCAACCGCCGCGCCGACCACCGCCTCGAGGTCCGTCACGTCCGCCGCGACATGCTCGTGCACCGCGTCAGCCTTGCCGTCCAGTGCGGCGCCGAGCGGCCCGACATGCACCTCGACGACCGTGCCGCCATCCAACGTCACCGACTCTACGACCTCATTGATCGTGATCGTCTCGGTCACGACGGCCGCACCTCACCAGACTCCACCACGACCAGAGACCGGCGCACCGTCCTCGTCGCACCGTCCGAGCCGATCCACGCGACCACCACCGTGTGCTCCACCCCGGCGACCATGGCCGCCTGAGTGTCAGCCGCCACCGTCGCGGTCAACACGTCACCGTCGACCGTCATCACCATCTCTCCGCCGACCTGCACGCCTGTGGCAGCTACCCGCACCTGGCCCCACGCCTCAGGCGGATCAACCCCAGGGTCAACGCCGATCACCGACTCGGCCTGCTGCGTGAACGGCGCGACTCTCCCAGCGAAATCGGTCACGCACACCACGCCCGCAACTCGGCGCACGGTCGCCTCACAATCGTCGCACCCCATCACACCTCCCACAGCTGGCCGTCCATCACGGTCAGAGTAGCGGTCAAACGCATCACAGCCCCCGGCACGCCAGCCGACACGCCAGACAGGATGTCACCGTGTTTCGGCCGCGACGTCTGCCCGTACCCCTCCAACGTCACCCCTCCCGGAGCTGCGACCGTGATCGGGCGGGCGCCCATGTCGACCAGCGGGGCCGCTGTCGGCCCCCAATACTGTGCGAGCGCGATGAGGTTCAACATCAGCCCTTCCGCCGGGTCCGGGTACGGGTCCCCGGTCGGGGACCACTCGCCGCACAGCAGGATCCGCACCGGCAGCACGATCTCCGTGAGCACAGACGGGACCGGTGATGTCGCCTGCTGCGTCGGCATCACAACATTCGATGCCTCGATCTCCGCGGACGGGTACCACAGAGGGGTGAGGGACGACACCACGGACCATGCCGGGTTGTGCTGCAACACACCGTCGACCGTCAGGTCCCCGGTGAACCGTGGGCACCGCTCGCAACCGTCAGCCATCAGGACCGCTCCCCAAACACGCCGACCCGACGCCACGCCAGGTCGTCGAGTTCCTCGACCAGTTTCCGTGCGGCGCGATCAGGGTCAGACACGTCACCCGCGAACGTCACTTGGAGCGACGGGCCGAACCCCTGCGGCACCGACGACGCCTGCGACACACGCGGCGCGGACGCCGCCCCGACGATCGCGCCGTCCGCAAACGCGTAGCCGACACCCAACGCCCGGCGCAGCAACTCCTCCATGCGCCGCGGGTCCGACAACGGCAACACCACCTCCGGCACCCGACCGAACACATCGATCGTCGGAGACGACACCACCCGCGCACCAGACGCTGACGACACCGACGTGCCAGACACCTTCGCGAGCAACGCCAACAGCGTCGCCCGGTCCGACAACGGCACCCGCATCTCCGGCCCAGCTTCACCCCACAAGGCGCGCACAGGTCCTCGCACCACATCACCGTGCGCCAGCTTGATCAGCGGGATATCGGGGATCAAGTCCTTGACGTGGATTTTTTCGCCGCCGATCAGAGGCACCCAGTCCGGGACTTCCCACGGGCCGATCGCAATGTCGAGCGCGTTCCAGGCCCTGATGATCCCATTCACGACCGCCTCGAACACGCCCGCCAATCCGGACGCTACGGCCTTCATCTGGTCCCACGCGCCGATGAACACCGCTTTGATCGTGTCCCACACCCCGACGAACACATCCTTGATCGCCTGCCACGCAGCCGACCAATCACCGGCGAACACCGCCGACACGAACCGGGCGAGCCCCGACAGCACCTCAACCACACCTTCAATGACCGGGATGACCGCCTCGATCCCCGCTACCAGCGTGTCAGCGACGATCGCAGCGAGATCCGAGATCACCGGCACCAACGCCAGGATGATCGGCAGCAAAGCGTTGAACATCTCCATCCAGATCGGCAGTAGCTGCACGATCAGCGGGGTCAACGCCTCGACGAGAGGCAGGACCGTCACGAGCACCTCACCGATCACCGTAGCTATCTGCCCGATGATCGGCGCCAGCTGTGTGAGCAGCTCGGCGAACACACCGCCGAGCGAACCGACCAACTCGACGATGATCGGCGCCAACGTCTCCGCCAACTGCTGCAACAGCGGCGCGAACGCTTCGACCAACTGGACGATCACCGGCACCAACGCGTCGAACGTCGCCATCAACCCGCCTTGCAACGCCTCCGCGATCGTCACCAGGATCGGCCCGAGTGTGTCCGCCAGCGTCCCCGCGAGCTCGGCGAACACGTCGAGTACCGGCGTGAGCGCGGCGAACAAAGCGTCGACGATCGGGGTCAGCGCCTCGAACACACCGCCGAGGGTGTCCGCCATGATCGTCGCCACCTTCACGAGCGGACCGACCAACTTCTCGAGGACCGGAGCGACTTCCCCGAGGATCGGAAGCAATGCTTCGCCGATGGTCGACACCAGACCGAGGAACGGTTCGACGAGCGGAGTCACAGCCGACGCGAGGCCTACGAACAGCTCGCCGACCGATCCGAGGATCGGCGCGAGTTGTGACGCGAACAGGTTGAGGAGCGGTCCGGCCGTGTCGATGATCTGCGCGAACACCGGCCCGACCGTCTCGAGCAGCCCCCCGAATGTCTCACCGATCGTCGCGGCGAGCGTCCCAAGAGTCGGGCCCAACAGGTTCGCGACATCGACAAGCGCCGGGACAATCCCGGTCGACATCACATCGAGGATCGCGTGAAACGCCGGTTGGAGAGCGTCGACGAGTGACGACGCTAGCGTCGCGATCGGGCCAAGCAGCGGGCCGATCGTCCCGCCGAGCCGAGCGATGTCCAACGCCACAACAGACACCGCCGGGGCGATCGTCACGAACGCGTCGATGAGCTGCCCCAACGGCTCTTGGAGGAGGGTGAACACCGTCGAAATGTTGACCTTCGCGATGACCTCGACAATCCCGGAGAGCGCGTCGCCGAGAAGCGGCAACGCCGACCCGATGAGCCCACCGAGGTTGCTCCCCGCGCCCGCCGCGAACTCGCCGAGCCCTGCGAGTGCCTCACCCAACCCTGCGATGCCCTGCCCGACACCGCCGACGAACCCCGCCGAAAACTGGCCGAGCGACGACGCTATCGGCCCGACCGAATCGGACACGACCTGCACAAGGCCCTTCAGCTGGTCCGTCGCCCCGGCCACGTTGAACGCTCCGGTCAGCCCCTGCGACGCGGTGTCCTTCAACGTGGACAGCACCCCGAGGAGGGTTGTCGATTGCCGTTCCATCGCCCCCGCCGCGCCGGGGAACTCGCGCATCCCGTCAAGCAGCGCCTTCACCCCGACGTCGGCGTTCACCGCGCCCGCGGAAATCAGTTTCGTCGCTTCCTCGGTCGACACCCCCATTTGCTTCGCGACCGCCGCCACACCGTTGAAGCCGGGGATCGCCTCACCGATCTGCAGCAGCTCCTCCAACGCGACTTTCCCGCGGCCCTTGATCTGGCCGAGCGCGGTCGTGACCCGCTGCACCCCCTCTGCGCCCACACCAGCGGCCGCCGCACGATCGCCGATCGCCTGCAACATCGGCACCACAGACTCGGCGGCGAACCCTGCGCCAACCAGCTTCTGTGTCGCGTCCGTCAGCTCAGGGAATTCGAACGGCGTCTTCGCGGCGAACGCTTTCAGTTCTTCCAGTTTCGCTTGAGCAGCGTCCGCACCGCCCAACAGCCCCTCAAACGCGATCGTTGTCTGCTCCAGGTCGCCGGCGAGTTTCCCGCCGATCGCGACGGTCCCCAAAGCCCCCGCAGTCAACCCGGCCAGGCCGGCGAGGCCGACCTTCATCCCGCCGACGAGTTTCGACCCGATGCCGAGCCCACCGGACGACGCTGACCCCTCGGCGACGGCCGCGGCGCCACGCACCCGCGCAGCAAGATCGGCGCCGTCGACGTCGAACCGCACATCGATCTTCGGTGCGGACTCCTCCGCTAGGGCGACCGCGGCGGCCGTGTCGGAAGCGAGCGCGGCCGGGTCAACGTCGAATCCGATGTCCAACGCTTGCGCTGCGCCCTGCGCGAGTTCAACCGCGGTGTCGGTCATCTCGACCAGCGCCGCCGGGTCAACATCGAACGACACGTCCAACGGTCTCACCGCGCCCTGCGCGAGTTCCACAGCCGCAGACGCGTCGCGGGCCAGCTGCGCGGCGTCGACCTCGGCCGTGACGACAAGCACCGGCCTGATAGACGACAGCAGCTTCTTCAGCTTCTCAGCGAACCCGCGGACATCAGGCGACACCTCGATGAACGCTGAACCGACGACAGCCATGCGACGATCCTACCGCCGCGACCGATCGGCAAGACGCGACGCCGTCACCGCGCCGGACCCGCAGCGTCCAGAGCCGCGAACGCTGCGACCTGCCGCGCCGAAACCAACGCCGCTTCAGGATCGAAAAACGGTGGCTCATCGAACTCATCGGTGAACACGAGCCGATGCACCTCACTCACCGCCCGGTCGCCAGGCCTACACCACTCGACGAACATCGCCTCGACGATGTCGAGCCACCCGTCTGCCGACCCGTCCCTCAACGCGGCAGGGTCAAGCCCCCGCAGCCGAAGAGCGCCCGACACCCACGACCGGTATACGTGCGCCCAGAGAGTCAATCTCCAGGCGCGCCAGTAGGGCGCGCCGTGATCTGCTCCACGACGTAGTTCATGGCCCGGTACAGCGTCTCCAACTGCACAGGCCGGGTTGGGTCGGCGAGGAGTCGCCGCAGCCGAGGGATCGACTCCGGGGTGAGCAGATGCTCAAGGATCTTCGGGGCCGACGACAGCATCACCGATGTCGGCTGCCCTTGATCGTCGATCGTGACCGATCCGAGGATCTGGTCGAGCGTCGCGGCGGCAATAGCGCGCCGACAGGCGAACGTCTCTTCCCACCATTCGCGCCCCTGTGCGTCGTCGACGTACGGCCCGTCCAGCGTGAACTCGGGTGCGGCACCTGCGATCGCGGGCGACGACGTGAACTTCTGTGCAGTGGTCATGCTGTCATCGTACTCAGAGTGATCGCAGAGCGTCGTCCATCGCTTCACGGAGGTACGGGTTCGGTCTGGTGCCGGGATGCGACACGGCCCGTGAGGCAACGGTTGTTCCGGCTTTCGCGTGCCAGAACACGAGTCGCGGCGCCCTGCGCGGGACGATCCGATGCGGGTCCGATCCTTCGTGGTGCACCCACGCGATGTCGTCGTCTGACCCGACGCGCAGCACGACCGGCGAACCGGGGTCGCCGGTCTGCACGACCTCGGCGTGGATCGAGTCGCGCAACGTCCCAGGCCGACGTGCGGCGACACGCCGCGACACCGACCACGCCGGTTCACCCTCCGCTGGCGACCACACCCCAACCTGCTGTCGGGCACGCTGCACGATCTCAGCTCCGAGCGCTTCAAGCTCCGGTGTCATCGCCTCGCGGGCGACACGCGTCACCGCAGCCGAGTCGACGTCGAGATCGTGCACGGTCAGACCCGCAGGCCCGCACCCAACGCGACCGCGAACCGCGACCGCGAACCGACCAACCCGCCCATCGGGCCGACCGTCCGCCACCCCAACCACACGGCGCCATGCGTGCCGAACAACCGTCCACCGTCAGCCGTGGCACCCATCACCGCATCCCACGCCAACTGGCAGTCACGGTGCACAAGCCCGGCCGCCGCTGTCTCAGCGGACGCCGGCGGCGGTGTGCCGTCATCACGAGCTGTCTGCGGGGAACACCGCACCACCTCGACGACGAGCACACCAGACGCGCCACCCGCGCCCATCACACCGGGTGTCATCTGGTCCGCCTGCACGCCAGGCAACCCGCCCGCCCACAGTTGCACCGACTCGAACCACACCGCCGCGCATTCCTCATCCCATACCGGCAACCCCGCCGCGACGAACCGGCGAGACGGCAGCCCGACACGAGCCGCCGCATACACCTCGGCGAGCCGAGCTAAAGCCGCTACAGCGTCGGCGTGAGGGTCGATCATCAGACCGGATCGGCGTCGTCGGCCGTGCCGATCAGCCGGTCCAACGCGTCTACCAGTGTCTGCCGCGGCTGAGCGCGCTGCGACTCGAACTCGACCGCAGCCGCCGCTCGAGCCTTGTCGCCATCAACCCACTGCAACACCGCGTGCACGGTCCCATCCGGGACCACTTCGGCGCCCGACACGGCCGCTTCCTCGTACGACGCCGGACGCGCCACCGCGATCGCGTCGACACGGAACATGCGGATCTCCGCACGGATCTGCGACGGCCGCGCACCGATCGTGTCCTGCGCCTCATCTTCTGACATGCCATCGACGATCGCTTGCGCCTCTGCGGGCGTCGCGCCCTTCGCTGACAGCCTGCGCATCGCCTCGACACGCACCCTCGACTCACCCATCACGACTCTCCTCCTGTTTCGCGGTGCCACACCCTGGCCGGACGGCCAGGCACCGCGACTCCTGCTGACCCACCATATCCCGCCACGTCCGGCATCCTCACCGACGCCAACCACATGTCGACCGCAGGCAACCCGACCAGACCGTCAGCGAACAACGTCAACGGATCGAGCACCGTGGTCGTCACCCCCTGCCTGGTCACCGTCGTCACCCGCTCAGGCAACCGGCACGACGACCGGCACGACGCAGACACCGACGCCAGCAGCTCCGACGCCAGCAGTTCGGCCGCCATCACACCGCCCGCCGGCGGCGCAACACCATGCGTCCACGACACACGGAACGTATCCTCCTCGTCGGGCTGGCGGTCGAGGCGCTGCCACGACGGCCACACCCGTCGCGTCCCGTCTGCCTCGGGGAGCCGCACCAGTGCGACATCGTCGTCGACCCTCCACTCGGCAGGATCAACCGCGGTGCCGTCGATCAGCACCTCGGTCACAGCGACCACAGGCGCCGCGGGCAACACGAGACGCGAACGCCCGTAGCAACCGCACCCGCGGCGTGTCGGGCATCCGCACGCAGGGCGCATCGACGCTGCCGTGACACCACGGAACGCACGCCCAGAAAACGCGAACAGGACATCCGATGCGAACTGGCACATCACATCGACCGTCGCAGCGGACACGTCCGGTGGACGCACCACCTGCTCAGCGGTCACCCACGGGACAACTTCAGCCACAACGCCACCTTCCTCGCTATCAGATCGTGGGTCGGGACAGGCAGCCACTGCGCCGCCCGGCCCGACCCACGATCACGCTACCCGGTGGGGCGAGCAGCGGTCAGACCGTGGCGGTCGGCACATCGGCAGCGGTGCACGGGATCCACTGCCACACCCGGTCGTACGCCACCGGGAAATCCACGGACCCCCACGCGGAGTTCTCGTACGCCTTCGCGGAGAACGTCGGCTTCTGCGCGGTGTTCGACAGCTCGAGGCCGCCCGTGTCGACGATCGACGTGACCTTCGGCAACGCGATCCACGCGTATGGCGAGTCGGTGTCCGGCGACCCTGCGTTGATGCGGAGCGCCCACGCTTCGATCGACACCGCCGGCGCGGTCGCGATATCGACAGCGCCCAACGCAGGGGCGGCGTAGCCCGACCTCGGCGGGTCTGACAGGACCGTCCCGCCGGTCATCATCGCCCGCAACCGCGGGTCTGGGGTGCACACCTGGAGTTCGACGTCGTACCAGTTCGTCGTGTTCGGCGCCTGATACGACGCACACACACTGCCGGCCGCCGACTTCTCCTCGATCTTGTCGCCTTCCGTCACGTTCGGTGTTGCCTTCAACGAGATCAGCGCGGCCGTGACATACGGCGTACCCGTCACCGCTCCCGCATTATTCAACGCGGTGAACCGCGTGCGCACACACATCAGCTGCGGCAGAGTCTGATCTTCAGCCATTTCAAGCCCTCCTCAGGGTCATGGTTCGGGCGTCACGCCCTGGTTAACTTGGACGGCCACATGCACGGTGGCATCCCATTCGATGATGAACGGTCGGGCCGCCCATACCGTCCGGTCGTTCGTCCCACGATCCACCGTCGACGCGGCGTCGGAGACGGTGAACGCCGAGCCGAGCAGGATCGTGGGGATATCGACGCCGTGAATCCACGACGTCGACGCGGTCGCCATGTCGGCTGGGCCGTCGCCGGTGAACCCGCCGTCAGCCACGACCAGGTTGCCGTTCGGGCTCACCCACTGGTCGCCAGCCCGGTCAACCAAGTTGGCCGAACGGATCACGTCGAGCACCTCGGGGACCACCGCGATGAGCCCGCCGACATTCCCGAGTCGCCGGGTCAACACACCGTCGACTTGAGCGAACCCCACGAGGACCCAGCCCGGCGTGAGCGTAACCACGTCGACGTTCTCGGCGAGAGTGAGCGGCGAACCGGACACCCCCGCGCCGACTGTGCCTGACGCCCACTCGCCTGCGATCGCAGCGGACAACCCGGCTTCCAACCGGGCCGACGCACGTGCGTCACGCTCGTCGTCAGGCACACCGATCGTCGCACACGCGTACGCGGACCATGCGACCAACGGACCGGCTGCACGCGCATCGGGGTTCGTCGGTGCGGCCCGATCGGCGGTCGAGCCGCACACGACAACGGTCGACCCGGCCGCGGGCACACCGATCGGAGCCCACGCCGCGCCATCGGCGAACACATGCATGTCGGCCGGGACACCAGTCGGGACAGCGGACAGCAGCCCCGTGCGCGGCGACCGCGGGTATGTCGGATCGATCCTCGTCATTGCATCCCCTTCTCGTGCGTTGGCCGTGGGACGCGGGGACCCATCACTGTCGATGAGCCCCCGCACTCCACGGTCATGCGCAGGTCACGTCGACGTTCGTGGCGGCCGCGCCGGACGGGCAGGTCGTGTGCTTGATCCGCATCGTCTCGACGTTCGAGTGGCGAGCGACACCCTCGAACGTCTCCATGAACATCTGCGCGTCGTTCGTGCCGTTCAACGTCGCGTCGCGGACAACGCCGAGGTCGAGGTTTCCGCCGTCGAGGAACAGCCAGTCGCCAGCCCGGTAGAGGTACGACACTGGGTGATTCGGCCACGCTGCGAGCGCGCCGTCTGCCTGAGCGGCGAACGTGCCGCCGTCCTCGGTGTCGAGCAGCCACACCGGATCGATCCCGCGTGTCGCGAAGAACTCGGCGATCGCCGCGTCTGCGACTGCGAGCCGCTCATCGATCGTCCCCGACCCTGCACGGGTCAGGTCGGCGCGGATCTGGTTGCGCAACGACCGGGGCGCACCCCACACGAACCGGGTGCCGTCGTCGAGACGGTTCCGGTCGAGGATCGCAGCGACCGCACGATCCAACGTCGTGAGCACGTCACGCGACGTACCGAGCAGCTGAGCGTCAGTCACAGCGACCGTACCTGCGTCATCGGCGAGCGTCTCCAACAGGAGCTGCTCCGCACGACGGGCGTGCCGAGCCTCGAGCACGTTCATCGCACCGGCGAGCCGTTCCGGAGCGAACCGCTGCAAGAGGTTGCCGAACTTGACGATCAGCGGGATCGCGGTCACGGAATGGTCGGCGGCCGTACCGCACGTCACCGTGTGCACGTGCTTCGCCGCCGCGGCAGCGTCGAGCGTTTCACCGGCAGCGTCGTCCCACGGGTCAACCGCAGCCAACGTCGACGCGAACGTGACGGGCGGGGTGATCGACACGACACCCCGATCCGCGACGAACCGGGTCAACATCTGATCCCGGACCGGACGGGCCGTCGACGCGGCGGACGGCGACTCGTGCACGACCTGCCCGGGGGTGCACAGCCCGCCGGACGCAACCAGACCCTGCCGACGGGCATCGGCTTGCGCCTGCCCGATACGGCTCGCCGCGGCGTCAGCGTTGAGCCCACGGAGGTCACGTGACGGGTCGACATGACCAGACGCGGTCACGACCGACGCACGGCCACCACCGGACACACCACGACCTGCCTCAGCCGTGTCGTACAGCGCCTGGAGTACCTGACCAGGGGTGATCGGCGCCCCAGCCGGGACGCCAGGGACGTTCGCTGAGGCGACCATCGAACCGGTCGGCGTAGCCGGGACCGGTCGGGTCGACGCCGGGCGGCGGGCGGCGACACGGGTGACCCGCGGCGACGAGCTCGCAGCAACCGCCACAGGCTCGTCGTCGACAGTCTCGTCTGCGGACTCGATCTCGTCGGCCGTCTCGTCGGTTGACTCGACCTCGTCGACCGTGGACGGGTCGCCCTCTGCGTCGTCGGCGTCATCGCCGGCAGCCGCTGCACGGATACGAGCCAACGCCGCCTCCGCTGCCGTCTGGCGTTCCGCCTCGGCGGTCGCACGACAGTCGAGCTCGGTCGCGACGGACTCGGCCACATCAGCGGCCGAGGTCAGCGTCTCAAGTACGTTCGCGTCGACATCGCCGGCGGACACTTCGTCGACCAGTTCGGCGAGTCGGGCGAGATGCCCGGCGAGTTCAGCGTCGTCGATGTCGGCAAGGTTGCCGGACAGGGCGGCGAGCAGTTCGAGCAGTTCATCCATCAGGGGTTCTCCCTCTACAGGCTTCCGGGTTCGGTTCCGGTTTCGGGTTGCGCCGCGCGTCGCCCCGCTGCATGAGGGGTGACGGGCGACGGATTGTCTGCCCTGTGCGGCCCGACTCGGACCGGATGATGTGATCGAACGTATCAGACGCGACGGCCGATGCGACGTTTCATCGGCGAGCGGTCGCGGCGACGTGTCGTGCAACGACCCGCGCTGCCGCGGCGAACGTGTCGCCACGCTCGGCGCATGCCCGGCATTCGCGCCGCACCTGCATCGACCCAACAGCAGCGACAACCACCCCGCCACGCTCGCGACGACCCGCTGCGGATGCTGCCATAGCGAACCCGTCCGCTGCGGGTCGCACCACGAACCCCGGTGTCGACACGGTCAGCGCGGCGCACAGGTCGAGGCCGCGGCCGAGGTCGCGCCAGTCGCCCGACATCGACGACGCGTTCAACGTCACGAGCTGGTCATCGGTGAGACCCGGTCGTACCTGTCCGGAGATCCACGGGCCGTGCTGCCCGTCGACGATCCGGACGTCCGCCCATGCCAGCCCGGCGTGCGCGTAGTGGTCGCGTGCTTCCGGAGCGAACAGCGCTAGGTCTGCGTGGTCGCAGCCGACGACGAGCGGCCCCGTGTTCACGGTGCGGCCGTCGGCGCATGCGAGCGGATGGAGGAGAAACTCCGCGTACCCGGTCGGCGACGGCGGAGCGGTCTGGCAGCCGGGCATGCCGGTGTGGCAGGCGCCCCACCATGCGAGATGTCCGGTCACGACCCCATCCGCGTCGATCGAGAGTGGTTGCGCCCACCCGGATACGCGGGTGCGGGGCTCGTACTGCTCGACGAGGAGCGGCGACCCGACCTCGGGCTCGGGGCGGGCGAACACGTCAGACGCGACGGCAACACTCGCCGCAGCGGTGACCGACGACGCCGCGCCGTCCTGGCTGTCTGGCGTGTCGACCGTGGCCGGATCAGGGATGATCGTCGCAGCGTCCATCCCTTGGGTCGGCACGATCGCGAGCGACCCGATCTCGTACGCGACGAACACCACCTCATCGGAGATACACCAGCCGTCGGCGTCCTCCTCGGTACACCGGTACTCCACGGTGACCGCTTCGGACGGGCCGACAGACACCGCGAGTTTCCCCGCCTGCAACAG